AATTCGCAGAGATAAGTGAGAATTATTATATTAAGGCAGATGGAAAAGCGAATTACAACACACAACCATCGGCGAAAGATTTAATGGATAGTTTGGAGGAGGATATACGCTATTATTCTAACACGGATAGTATGAAGTCGTTGAAGCGGTTATTTTCTCTCTACTTGTTGGAAGGAAAACAGAAACACCGAAAACAACTGGAACGAATGATAGATTTTTTTAACGGACAGATAGGGTATTTAAACAAGATTAAAAACGAATTGGGTATTTTAGAAAATCTGCTGAAACAGGATTTTAGGAAACCTAAATGGAAAGATGTAGAGGAAAACCTACAATTCATCAAGGAACAGATAAGTGCTATTTATAAGGTCTCGCTTGGTGAAGATGTGTTTAGACAGATAGATAAAATAACGGAGAAGAGTGCCTTGAAGGATATTGCTTCTATTAAAGATTATTTCTCAACTAAAATAAATAAAGAAGCAAAAGATTTTCTACGCTTATTTATATAATGAACTTTGAAGGAGTTGGAAATACACTTTGCTTATTAGAAAATACAGAAGAGAAAGATAGGAAGAAATGGAAGACCTTATCAATCACATCAAACCCTAAAGAGTGCGAAAACCCTTATAATGAGATAAAACTGAAAGATAAACCAGCACTACATTTTCAACCCATACCTGATAAGAAAATAGAGCGGTCTATTCGGTATGTGACTGGGGCATCAGGTTCAGGTAAATCATACTGGACGAAGATGTATACCGAAGAATATCACAAACTATACCCTAAACGAGATGTCTTTATTATATCTTCGTTGAAGGACGACACGACGCTGGATAAACTGAAATACTTGAAACGCTTGAAAATCCACGAACCAGGATTTTTACAAGAGGAAATTGGAGCAGATGAGTTCAAAGATAGTTTAGTTATTTTTGATGATACTGATTGCTTACAGAATAAGCATTTGAAGAGAAAGATAGACGGCATATTGAATGCCTTGCTGGAAACAGGTCGCCATTTCAACACGGAAATAATCTATACCAGTCATCTTGCTTGTAATGGGTTGGATACTCGGCGTATTTTGAACGAATGTAAGTCGGTCACGATATTTCCGTCAGGATTGGGTGGAAAATCTCTCAAATACTTACTGGATAATTATTTTGGACTGGATAAAGAACAGATAAAAAAAATCAAAAAACTCAATAGTCGCTGGGTCACTATACAAAAAGGGTTTCCTATGAGTGTAATGAGCGATAAAGAATGTTTTGTTTTAAATAGTCACGATGATGATTAATTTTTATTTAGGGTTTTATAAGTTTAATCCATTTCAGTATCCGTCCCATCTTGACAAGGTTCGCATTCCCACTCGTCTTCCATTAAATTGTTTATTTTTAAATATACGAACCGCTTCATATCAACTATAATTTTTTGTTCCATTCCACAAGTGCGACAGATTGCTCCTAATTCGCATTCCATTTCAACTATTTCAGGTTCGTGGTCGTTGTCGTCATTATCGTTCCACTTTGGGGTCTTGGTGACCCACAGATATGTGTGTTCGGTATTCTTAACCGCATCGTAATATGCGTTGTGTGCCGTGATGAGGTCATCAAACTCCCACTTGCCTTCGTATTCGTGGAAATCCACATTTCCACACTCTTCTTCGTAGCGGATTTGATAAACATATTGCGTCATTATTGCTGGGGGGTATTGCTTGTTGATTGTTGCTTATTTGAGTTCAATTTTTTGTGGTTCAATTTTTTTTTTAAGTGCCTGTATTTTGATGATACTATCAAGTTTTTTTTAAAAAATTGAACTCCTTTTTTAAGAAGAGATTAAGGGCAACTAAAAAAAAATTGATTTGCTCTAATCCTTACTATATACACGCAACAACAACAGAATGGGAAGATACTATAACGGACAGATTAGCGGAAAGTTTTGGTTCGGTATTCAATCATCATACGATGCCGAAAATCTCGGCGGAAAGATGAGTAGTAAAGAAGAATATATGTGCTGTGGGTGTTCCTGCGAAGGTGGTTCTCCTAACTTCTGCGATAGTTGCTACGAAACCCTTGAAGAACACTTGGAAGACGCTAAAAACGACGATTTTGAAATCACCGAACCATTCACACTCAAACACGAGAGCAACTTTGTAGAATACTATTTCGGCGAGGAACAACTCAAAGAAGTGGAAGACCATTTTACCGAACTGGGTGACAAAATAGGGCATCTTGTAAAGGGTCTTGAAGTAGGCACAGACGAGGATAGTTTTGAATACGATATGGACTGGGAATATCCGCTATTCAAGGACGCAACAAAGGAAGAGCAGATACTGGTTGCTCGGTATTGTTTAGCGAAACAGATTATAGAATGTATAGTTGTGAATAAGGAGTGTTGCTTTGATTGCGAACAATAAAAAACAAAAAACAAAAAATACAAAATAAAAAAAGAGGGTTTCCCCCTTTTTTTTTATCACGAGATTATATAAATGTCTGTAAAAAACGCATTAGGTTATAATCAATTTCCCTGTCCTGTTGGTTCAGTTGTATATTACGGAGGATTAACTAATACAGGAACTCCACGAGGAGAAAGTGTGCCGTCAACCTTTATAATTGCTAATGGAGCATCATTATTGAGAACCGAATATGTCGCCCTGTATAATGTTTTAGGCACAACCTTCGGTGCGGTAGACAGCGCCCATTTTAGTATTCCTGACTTGGTGACCTACCAGTATATTAGAGGTTCTGCTACACCTGTAGCAACTCCTGAAGCAGGAGGAATATTTGACAACCTCACTATTACAGACGAAGCGTATATTCCTACTCTGTCGTCCGCTCTTTTCACACAAACATCTTGGAACGGATTAACTGCTAATATGACTGGACAGGTAGGGACAACTTTCCCAGCAATAGACGAAAGCGCAAGTCCTGTAGAGATATTAACAGGTGCTGGAGAACTTCTCGTGCGTAATGACAGCGCTTCAACTTGGAATGTGACACATTCAGGAACAGTGTCGTATACAGCAGGCGGCGACGAAATACCTATTATTTCTACATATATTCCTGATAGTTTGAGTTTAGTCCCTCTTATTAAAGCGTGGTATGAACTAATACCATCTCCGTTGTATCAAACCCCAGTTAATTTAGGCGAACCAGTCCCAGCAGATAATATCTATTTGGGAAATCCTGAATTAGGCGGTTTTCTAATTTAAAAAATATCAAGATATAATATAAATGTCTGTTAAGAACGCATCAGGATACAATAACTTTCCACTTCCTATAGGTAGTATATTCGCTTACGCTGGTAATAGTGCTGTTCTTCCACCCTCATATCTTATCTGCGAGGGTCAAGAAGTAGCACAAGCGTTTTTTCCTGAACTTTTTGATGTAATAGGCACAACTTACGGTGTAGCAACTCTACCATTTCATTTTATTATTCCTAATTTATCAGTATCGTTCGTTCAAGGTTCTACTGTTTCAGGAGTACTGACAGCACCGACAGGAACTGCGACAGTAGACCCCTTTTTTCTTACAGCAGACGAGTTGCCTACGATTAATGCTGCTGAAACTGGAGCAATTAGTGGAAATATTACAGATACTGGTGGTGTTACTAAAAATGTTGTAGTAGATTTTCAAGGTTACAATTTATTTTCTACAGTTCCTACGGCACAAGGTATTAAATCATCTTCGGTCTCTGCGACTTCGTCAGTAACTGTAACACAGACAGACACCCCTATTTTTGCTTTTAATAGCGGAGTTACGCAAACCGCAGTCCAGTTCCCTTCTGTTCCATTAAATCCCACTTCTTCCCCTGCCGCCTATGAAATTACTTATATCATTAAAGCAAAATAAAATATAGCAGTAGAGTATAGATGTCTGTTAAAAACGCATTAGGATACGACAACTTTCCTATCCCTGTAGGAGCATTACTACCATATTGTAGTTCTATAACGCCGTATGGATATTTAGTGTGCGACGGAACAACTTATAATCAAAGTGACTATCCTGATTTATTTAGGGTTTTAGACGGAGTTGGTTACGGACAGACCTCCACTACTTTTGATGTTCCTAATTTAGTGGGCGAGTATATTCGTGGAACGAGTGTGAACGCAGGAACGATAGACCCTGGTCAGTCAGGTGGTGAAACAACATCTGTCTCCCTTGTGGTAGCAAACATTCCACCATTTAGCACAGATGGTGCCTCAATAGTTTTTACTACTTCACCTGGAACAACTGTCCCTGTTATAACGAGTGCCTCTAATCAAGGAACAGATGTAGACACAGTAACAAGTCAATTTGTAGCAAGGAATGAAGACGAAACTACACATCAACTTTCAATCACATCATTAACAAGTTCAGTATCTTACACGAACGCAACTCAATTAGGACTTTCTCTCACAGCGTCACTTGTGCCTCGCCCATCTCACTACGAACTCGTATATCTTATTCGTGCCTTTTATTAATTTATAGTATAAATAAATATGTATATATAGTATAAATGTCGCAGTTTAATGTGGTAAAGAATGATACGAATGCCGACCAGGTATATTTTGATGTGACGATAAGTAACCTTCAAAGCACAACTACAAAACCGCCTATATTTTATTATAACGAACAGAGAGACCTTCCCTTTATAAATGTGCCTCAAGATTACTATTTAAGCATATTGAGATTTACAGTTGATACTGGAACACTTCCTGTATTTATCCCCTATATCCAACCCAACCAAGCAGACCCTAATTTAACAGTATACTCGGTTACTTTAGAATACATTTATAATGCGGTGACCTATACATCACAATCGTTTATAGAGTGGTTCCCTCAAGACACTTCTGTCGCAGTTCCTCTTGCTCCAAGTTTAACGCAGGGTAAGGTTCAAATTAACGATACAGGATACTACAATACCTACTCTTATTCCTACTGGTGTTATTTAGTGTATATTGCTCTTCAACAAGCATTCAGCGGAACACCTTACGGAAATGTTAATTTAAGTTTAGACGCTCAAGTGACGGCAGCAGGTGGAACCCTACCCACAACTTTCGCACCTATTATATCGTGGGACAGCACCAGTAATTCGGCAGTAATATACGCCGACGACGCTGGTTTCGCCCTCAATCTTGCTGCTGCTCGTATTAAGATGTATTTTAACGCCTCCCTTTTTGAACTCTTCAACTCATTCCCTGCTCGTTATTTAGGATATGTGGGTGTTACATTAGGTCGCAATTTCCTGATAGAATTACCGAATATAGGAACAACAAACACGCAACTAATAACACCTGTTCCAGCGACAGTTCCGTCTTCATATACCGCTGTCCTTCTCTACCAAGAGTATAGCACGACTTCATCGTGGTCGCCGATTACTTCTATCGTCTTTTGTAGTAATACTTTACCGATTAACCCTAATCAAGTATCTACCCCTATTGTTTATAACGACGGAGTTCCTATTCTTTTAGGAAACGCAAACAACGCATCGGCGAATATTGTAACAGATTTATCTGCCGAAGGAACATATCGCCCTTTCCTTATTTATCTGCCGTCCAGTCAGTATAGATATGTTACACTTTACGGAAATAGACCCTTGTATAACTTGGACTTGTCTATTTTTTATAGAACAAGAACAGGACAACTTATTCCATTTACCCTTGCTTCAGGTGGAACTGTAACTATTAAAATCGCCTTTATCAAAAAAACTTCTTGTGGAGCAGGAGGAAAGTAATTGATTTAGCGATTTATTCGTGAAACTTTATATTTTATTTTGTTTGGATATAATATAAAGCGATGAGTGACTTTAAAACTGTTCTCGTGAAAGATAGCGTAATCGGCGACATCACCAGCGATATTGACTTCGCCGTTAGAAGTGGTGCCTCTCAAACAACCTACCAGCGTTTCCCATCAACCTCTTCATCTAACTCTGCTTTGATTTTTAATGTTCAGGTTCCAAGTGAGAATGTTGTTTTAGGGCGTGATATTCTTATTACAAGTGGTCTCTCCTTTACTTTAAATCTCGGTTCAACAACTGTTCCAGCAAACCAAGTGCCTCTCGGTGAAAGTGCCTTTGATTACGGACTTACCGATGCTCTTCAAGCATTCCCCCTTAACTCCCTTTTCACTACCGCCACCGCACAAATCAACAACACAACTGTTACTCTTAACACCCAAGATGTTCTACCATCTCTTCTTCGTATGAATAACTCAAGAGAACTTTACAGATACAACAGCACGACCCCTTCTCTTCCTGACCAGGCATACGGAGCATTCAGCGACGGAGTGAATGCTAATAACAATCCTTTAGCATCTTATTCCACCGCTTCCTACGATGTTGACCAGGTTCCTCGTGGTGCCTTCCCTGCCGTCATCACACTTAACAGGTATGTGAACGGAGTTCTTACAGACCAGTCCCCTATCTCTACTTCTGCTACTACGAATACTTGGGTCGTCACAGTTGAAACCATCGTAACCGAACCTTTGTTCCTTTCTCCTTTCATTTGGGGAAATCCTGAATACAACTGTCAAGGTCTTTTAGGAATAAACAATATGTCTTTCACCCTCAATATTGATAGTTCGTGTAAGCGTATGTTCTCAACTGCTAATCCGTATGTTACTTCTATTGCTCTTGGAACGGCAGCAAACCCTAATGGTTTCACTTCTACTTCCACAATTGGTATTAACAGTCAACCATCTGCTCCTGCTATTCTTTTCAAGTTCCTCTCCACTCAACCCAGCGACCTTATTCAAACAAAAAATATTGTCCCATATATGGACTACCCTCGTTACTTAACAAACTCATCAAATCAACCTACTATTACTTCAGGTTCTTCCGCAACTCTTACATCAAGCAATCTTCAAATCAATCAAATCCCTGACTTATTCCTTATTAATGTTCGCATACCGATGTCTTCTCAAACTATTCAAAACCCTTCTTCATTCTTGAAAATCAATAATGTAAGTATCAACTTGAATAACCAGTCAGGTCTCTTATCGTCTGCCTCTACTTTTGACTTGTGGCGTTTGAGTATTAAGAATGGTTCTACTCAATCTTTTGCGGAGTTCAACGGACAAGCACAAATCGCAGTATCTACTACTGGTGAGGGTCTGCTTATCCCCACGACTGGTTCTCTCCTTATCTTGAACCCTGCTTACGATTTATCACTTCCTGATTACATCTCTTGCGGTTCTCTTGGTAATTACAATTTCCAGTTCCAGTGTAATGTTACTAACCAGTATTCATTCAGTATCACCCCTGAAATCATCGTCATCTGCGTAAACAGCGGCATCTTCACTACCCAGCAAGGTGTGTCCGCCATCTACACAGGTATTCTCACGAAGGAGATGGTTCTTGCTGCTAAAAGCGAGAGTGCTGCCTCTGCGATGACGAGCGAGGAAGTTTATAGAATGACTGGTGGAAAGCATTTGAATATGCCCCTTACTGCTATGAAGGGTATGAGAAGACATATGAGACACGCTTCGTCAGGAGGCGTTCAATCAGGCGGTGCCTCGTCAGGAGGAAAGAAATTATCAAAATACTGTTAAACAAAAACATTTAGCGTTTATTTTTCAAATCAAGATTTAGTGTAATTTATAATAAATTATTTTGTAGTAATATATTATAAAGATGCCTCAAGCAAATATTACTTACGAGAACTCTTACAACGACCATTTAGTGAATACTCTTCGTGAGATGGACGATAAACACTGGCGTAAGGCAGGGACGGCATACGCCCCTACGATGTTCGTTGAGAAACTCGGTAATTTTCACGGCGAGAAGATTGGTGGTGGGTCACCAGGAGGTCAACAGTATGCGTTAAGCGGAAACTCCTCTGCCTACCCTCCGTTCAACTTGAATGCTGGACTACAAGTTAATTCAGGCGGTAGTTTCGCAGGTGTTGATGGTGCGGTTGGAGGAAAATACAGGTTCAACGATTTTATCGGTGATGTCGCAGGTGTCGGCAAGGCAGTCGCCCCTGACCTTATTCGTGCTGCTATTGGGCGTGGACGCAAGTGCGGTGGTTCAAAAGTAGGAAAACAAATAGCATCGGTCGCAAGAACCCTCGCACCTTTTGCTCCCCTCTTACTTGGATTGGGACACCCTCAAAATGTCCCTATGAAGAAACACCACATCGTTGCTGCCCTCGCTCATTTAGGAGCAAAAAAATCACACACTCTTAAAAAACTAAAAGAAGTGGCGATGAAAGGCGGATATTCATTCAACGACTTCGTAGGTGATGTAGCAGGTGTAGGCAAGGAAGTCGCCCCTGACCTTATTCGTGCTGCGATGAAGAAAGGTAAAGGTCGCAACGCTCCGCTTACCAGTATGGTCGCCGAAGTAACACCAGCAGTTGGTGGTCGCAGAGGTAAATACAGCGTTGATAAGTTCGTAGGTGATTTTAACAAGATTGGTAATTTAGTGAAACCAGTTGCGAAACCTATTATCTCCGCTCTAACAGACGCAGCAGTCCGCAAGATACGAGGTGCTGGTCGTCGCAAAGGTAAATACAGCGTAGATAAGTTTGTTGAAGATTTTAACAAGATTGGTAAATTAGTGAAACCAGTTGCGAAACCTATTATCTCTGCCCTTACCGATAAAGCAGTCGGCAAGATACAAGGTGCTGGTAAGAAGACGAACAAACGAGCAGAAATTGTTAAGAAGGTGATGAAGGAGAAAGGAATGAAAATGATTGAAGCGAGTAAATATGTGAAACAAAACGGACTTTACTAAAAAATTATATCTTAATATAATATAAATGCCGTCATTTTTACACTCACAGAGTTTAGCGTTGAATGATACTCTAAACCCTAAAAAAAAATCATTTAGTAATATGCGTAGAACTTACAAGGGATATGATGTAATGAAGCAGAGTGGTTCAACATTAAAAACCGCAGAATTATTTGAAGCATTACTGGCGAAACTCGTTGCTCTTGGTGCGTCTCTCTTTGAAGTATCCGCCACAATTGGTTTAACAATCCTTCCAGCAATTGGAGACAGACGAAGAACAGGTAATAATCCTGCGACTATTAATGACCGCTTTTTAGGTGCGACATCGTCCCTTATTCGGCAGACGAAAGATATTGAAGGATTTACCAGCAGAAAATTAGAAAACAATTTAAATATTTTCTCTCCTTCACAGATAAGTGAAATAAGCGAAGCATTTACAAGTATTCAAGGCACCGCAAAAGTATTGGACGATAGTTTAAATGAAATTGCTGGCGAAGAGCGTCTTGCGAGTGTTTTAGACGCAATACAAGATTTAACCGAAAGTTGGGAAGGCGAGTTTAATATTTGGGAGGATAAGTTTGAGCAGTTGATTGTAGGATATAATCAAGGGGTTGGAACAAACGCAGATGGTTCTGCCGATATAGATGTTGAAGGAGTTGTTGGCGCTGGGTTCGCACACGGAAACCCACGAGTAGGAGAAACCACATACGGATACGACTTAAAATTGGGACTGAAACAATATTTACCTCGTCGTTTTGTATAATTTAGCAATTTTAATGTCTTAATATAATATAAATGCCTTATTATATTAAGAAAAACTCACCGAAATCATTTCAGGTTATAAATATTTCAACAGGTAAGATACATTCAAAGGATACATCGTTGAAAAAAGCACAGGCACAAGTGCGTCTTTTAGATGATTTAGATGTTAAAAAAGGTGGAATGGAAGAACCTCCACCCCCTCCACCATCGGCACCTCGTGTAACACAACGCAGACGATTACCACCTCTACCGCCACCACCGCCACCTGAAGAAGTTGAACGAATGAGACGACAAGCAGAAGCACGAGAAGAAGGAAGGAGTAGAGTAACTGGCGGAATGGGAACCATACAATCTAAACCTAAAATTAAAACCGATAGAAAGTCCGTATTAAGATTATCTACTGCTGCTATTAACAACATTCTTGAAGAAGGGATAAGCAAAGAAGACGCAAAAAAATTAAGACGAGAACTGGAAAACCGAGATATAAAAGACACACACATATACGCACACATCGCACCTAAAATGAAGACGAAAGAACTATTTAACCCACTATTAGACGATTACCCATCGGTTCAAGAAGCAAGAAACAGAAGAGTAGGAAGGGGAATGACAGGAGGCGTTCTACCACAAAACGAAAGTATTGATAATTTATACCAGCATTACAGAAATATCGTACATACTTGGAATACTACGAGAAACCCCTTCGCCACAAACCAGGCGTTTGATGCTCTTTTTCCTCCTTATTTTGATAGTAACGAACCTTATTTTAATGAGGAGGCGTTGAACGGACTAATGTGGGAAATGTTTGCTTTTGTTGCTACCACCGACAACTTACAAGGTTCTCCCTTTTTTATTCCAGCAACCTTCCCTGAATATTTTGAGATGATTAGCGAAGATAATCTTGAAGATTTAATGATGGATACAGGTGATACTTATACGGATATGTTGGCGACTGGCGAAGAAACACTTACCGACACGGAAGATGTTGGAGCAGGAACTATATTCTCACGAAGAAGAAGGCAGGTTCTCGCTGCCCCTGACGAAGAGGGTAAGGTAGATGATGAAGATTATAACACAACCGAACAACTCGTAAGAGAATTGAGGGGTATAGGAGCAACTCTTGATGATTTATACGATTTAGCACAAAGAACTGACGATGATGACGAGTTAGACAGAATTATTAGAAGAATGGATATAGAAGAAGCAAGAGAAACCGCAATTATTAATACCCTTTCTCAATTAGGATACAGAAACCCTGCTGGGGAAATAACAGGAGAGATAGACCTTCAAGGCGGTAAAATATCCGCAAGAAACCTTCAAGGACTTCTCAAACAAAGTTACAATCCTAAAAACGAAAACTTCGGTGACTACGAAATAGATAATAGTTTAAGCGGACAGAGAGTAAAGGTGTATAAGAACAAGAATACAGGTGAAGTGTCCGTAGTCCATCGTGGAACAAAAGGTTTGAGCGACTGGGGTAATAACATCAAATATGCTCTCGGTTTAGACCTCACTAATAACGACAGATTTAACCACGCAAGAGACATTCAAAAGAAGGCAGAAGATAAATATGGAAAGGAAAATGTCAGCACATTAGGTCACAGTATGGGTTCAAAAATCGCAAGAGAGGTCGGCAAGGATAGTAAGGAAATTATATCTTTGAATGGGGCATACTCACCACAAGATTTATTTAAACCGATAAGTGATAAGGAGTTTAATATCCGCACATCATTAGACCCTGTTAGTGCTTTGCTTCCTATCAAGCAGAATAAAAATACCTTCACCATTCCGTCTGTCTCTCTTAATCCCTTGACAGAACACAAGACAGATACATTAAAGCGACTTCCACCTGAAACGATGATTGGTAAGGGAAAAAAAAAGATGAGCGGAGGAAACCTCACAGCAGAACAAGTAAGTGATATTGATGAAGTTTTTAATACTTATCGTGGTCTTTTTAGAAGAAGAGGAATAACACCTAATAAAGAAAATAACTTGAGAGAACAAGTCATACAGCATCTAAATAGCAACCCTCAACCGATTACTGACGAATTAGTAAAAAAGTTGATATTAAGGTTTTATAGCGAGTATTAATAGATTATTTCCTATAATAATGTAAATGAATGATTTAGATTATTACTTAAACAAAAAAATAGATTATTTCTCTCTTTTTTTTGATTACAAGATGTAATAATTTTAAAATTATTACATCTCTATATGAGAAATAATCTATTTTTTATTGAATGTAATAATCTATTTATTTGTTTTTTATTATTTCTTGTAATAATCTATTCTTCGTCTTCTTCCTCTCCATCGTCGTAGCAAGGAATACACCAGTATTCCGTCTCGTTCGTCCACCCTACGAAAGAATTGCGATTTTCACTCCATATTGGGTTTGAGAATGTAGAGGTCTTGTGTTCCCCTACGATGGTCTCTCCGCACCCAGCACATCTGTTGTTGTTGTTTTGTGGTTGTGTCATATTGTTTGATTGTTGCTTTATCAAATTGTTTAAAAAGGAGTTCAATTTTCTTTTCAAGAAGTGGTATTTAGAAAAACTATTGAAAAGAAAATTGAACTCTTTTTATCTCAATAATCTATATCAACAACAACAAGATGACACAACAGCAAACAACAACTATTAATATTGTTCTCGGTGATTGGGACACGATGAAGCGTGAGATAATCACATTAGCAAGGCAGGATAAAGAACCTGACTTGTGCTACAATCAGGTCGCTGGAATGTGGGGAATGTTCTACGACAGCGTCTACCCTGAACTCTACCGCCAGTTTGAACGAGACGGAGACGACTTGAACGAACTTGACGAGCATTTGATTGAACGCCGAAAGAAGTTTAAGTTGTTCGGTAAGCAATTTATAGTCGCAAAATACGGAGAAAAAATTATTGGATATTGCTTGTGGACTTATTCATTTCAAACAGATGGGGGAGGGTGCTACTTGGAATATATCCTTGTGGATAAAGATTTTAGAAAAAGGGGAATTGGAGAGGCATTAATGCGAACCTTTATCAAATGGGCGGAAATGAACGACCGAATGTATAAAAAAGTAACCTTTGATGCTACGAACCCTGAACTTGTTCGGTTTTATTCTAAACTGGGGTTTGAGAAGGAAGGGGGTAGTATCTCCATTACCGAGAGGTTGGACGATTGGTGTTCTACTAAATAAAAAAAACCCTATAAAATTGAACTACTTTTAGTTCTTTTTTTAAGTGACATCAAATTACAGGCACTTATAAAAAAAATTGAAATCTTTTTAAACCTACTATTCCTACGCAACAACAATATGACAGAACACAAGATGAACGGAATTGAATTGCTACAATATTTAGCGGAATGCTCTGCTAAATATGGTAAGGATAATGTGAGGGTTATTGAAGGTGAAGACGGCAAGGTTCATATTGACACTATGAACTGGGTGAATGAGAAGAAACATACTGACGGACACTTTTGGGTAGAGAATGATAAGGGGGAGATTATCAACGATATTACCATTCAAGACCACTTCAAGCGGTTTGAAGCAAAGGGCGATGTCGGTGTGTATCTCTACGCTAATCCTGCCGATGAGGCACGCTATATCAAAGAAAAATACGAAACAATAACCTATAAAAATATTAGAAATTACAACGACGAAGCAGAATACTACAAGCAATTAGAAAAAAAAGGGTTCCACAACTGCGACTGTTTTCAAAATGCTACATATACTGCCTACAAGACAGGAGGACGAGTTCGCTTTGGGTTTGCTGGGGCGTTGAAGAAGAGCGGTTGGATATACTGGTTCTTCGGTCACCCACAGAATACTTACGAACAATTTGAGGGAAATGCTGATGCGGAGTTCGCTGATATTCCTAATACTCACGAGACGCACATATCATCTCACCCTCAACTTGTCGCTCAAATGGAGAAGAAGAAGACAGAGAAGGAAGCAAAGGAGAAGCAACTTCGTGAATATCAGGAGAAGAAGCGTAAGGATAATCTCAAAAAAATGGAGCAAATAGCAGACAAGGCAGAAAAGGAACTCTTTGCGATGCTTGAGAAGGAGGATAAACAGAACAAAAACAAAAAATCTAAAAAATCTAAAAAGTAATCTTATAACAAAAAAAGAGGCGAATGCCCTTTTTTTTGTTTTTTTTATAGTTTGTAAATAAATTGTGGGAGATTAGGAAGTCCTCTATAATGTTTACTTCTCTCGTAGTTCTCAATTATATATCCCCACTCTCGTGTTCTGCAGTGTTCCGTTATATACTTGAATGTTTTGTAATGGATTTTTCGTTCGTGGTAATACTTTGTGATTAATCGTGTCATTATTTCCTCTTGCCATTCGTTACTTCTGTCTCGGCATCTATCTTTTTTCATTTTTGTAATTCTTTCGTGTATATAATTTTTGTTTACCCACAGGAGACGCTCGGCATTTTCTTTGTTGTATTCTCGTGAACGCTTTATTTCCTTGTATATCCACTCTTCGTAATATTTTGCTTTTTCTTCTGTTTTGTTAATTCGGTGGGTTTTGAAAATCAGTTCTCCGTTGATAATGGACTTCCATATTTTTTTACTGGATTTAGTTGCGTTGGTCTTTAATTCTTTTCTTCGTTCGTCTATAATGTGGTTAGGTAATTCGTTGTTAGTGTCAAGTGTTAGTTTTATCGTTTTTTTAGGTAATTCGTTGTTAGTATTAGTTGGTATTTTTATCATTTTTTTTGCTTCAGCATTTTCTTCTTGGAAGAATAATACTCTTCTCAAATGTTCGGCGTAGTTGCTGTTTTCTAATGCTTTTAACCAGCAATCCTTACAGAACCATTTTCGTTCCTTATTACATTCCATCTTTGCTTCATACTGTTCAATAATATCAAAATCGGTAGAACTGTGATGGTGAAGCATTTGACATACACCGAGTGTAGGGTGAGAATAGTAATTTCTGTATTCTTCTTTTATAAACAATTTTAGATTTTCAGTTTCATTACACCATTTGTTACAGCATTTTTTTTCAGGTTTTGATGGGAATGCGAATGCGAAAATCTCGCCTGATAAATCGGCACAGCTAAAGACAGCGTTGGCGTTCATTTTGGTGTGCGAGTATAAAATTGTTTTAAAAGGAGTTCAATAGTTTTTTCTGTTTGCGTAGAATACTTTGTTGGAAAAGTATTTCAATTTTATAGAGATGTTTGTTTGCTTATTTGCTCTACGAAATTGTTGAAAAAGGAGTTCAATTTTATAGAGAAGTATGTTTGAGTGTTTGCCCCTACGAAAATGTTAAAAAAATATTTCAATTTTTTAACATTTGTAATATTTAGTGACGAGTGCTACCAGTTGTGAATGTGGGTAAGATGTTGTAGCGGAATATAAATATGCTCTTTTTCGTCCCATTCTTCTTTCGCTCTTGAAAACATCACCTTATTAAAATTAGAGAAAAGTTCGGCATCATATATAATATAATAGAGTGCGTCGGTAAAGTTAAATAATAAGATGAGAGGTTTGTCTCCATCAAGCAGTTTATTCATCGTAATCATCGTATCAGGATACTTGTTAAATCGGTTCGTCCTTGACTTGACTTCGTAGTTATATTCAGGACAGATGTAATCGTATTTACAATATCTATCTTCGGTTGCTATTATCTCTCTCTTGAAGAACTCTGTAATAACAGGAAATACCTTCTTCTCACCTGCCTTGCCGAACTTGTAGGAATGCTCGTAGTTCACCATTTTTATATTATAATCAGGTTTAAATATTCCTAAATAAACGAATTGATTATTTTTTTTTCTAAATATAATCTAAATGGAACTTGACCGAACAACAATTAAGCAGAGAATATCTAAACCTTTGACTGATGGCGATTTAGAAAGACATTTAGGAGTTAAACCTGAAGAGATTATTAAATATAGCGACTTGAAAAACTATCAAGACATTAATGACCTTTTGCCTACACCTTCATCATTCAAAATAATTCTAATAGAGGACACTTTTAATAGTGGTCACTGGGTAGGTGTGATGAAATATGGTAAGACGATTGAGTATTTCAATTCGTATGGAGCAAAATGGGACACGGACTGGAAGTTTATTAGCAAGATGCGTAGAATTATTCTCGGCGAGAATACGAATGAAATGACGAGGTTAATGGATAAGGCGAGTGCCGACGGATACAAAGTAATATGGAACAAGCACAAGTTTCAAAAAATAGGGAACGGCATTCAAACTTGCGGTCGCTGGGTCATTCTACGGATTAGTATGATGTTGATGGGTTACAATTTGGAAGAGTTTGATGGGTTTGTTAAGAAACAAATGGAAGGGTCAGGAGAGAAGAGCGACTTTATAGTTGCTAAATATGTAACTGCTTAACACTCGTATATTATATGAATATTTAATTTTGTTTTATATAATTATTGTTTGCCGTGTCTATTGATGTTCCCATCACATCAACATCGTTCTTCATCTCCTTTAATGTGTCGCCGTATTTACCAGTTAAATAAATCGCCCTCAACATACTACAACCGACCTTCTTGCCGAATATCTTGTTTAACATTCTTGTCATCTCCACGCTGGAACGAATAGGGTCGCCGTTATAATGGACTAAAAAGGGCAGTGGTTTCTCCATCGTCTTTTTCTTAATCTCTTTGGATTGAGGGTGGAACTTCAAATACACTTGTAGAATGCTCTTCAATTCGCCAGGTATTTCTATTATCTTCTGCTTGTATGTCTTCTCGGTTTTGTAATTATTGAATACCCATTCCCACTTGGTCGCATCAAGATAATTATATTCCTTGTCGTCAGGGGTCTTCTTAACAATCATCATATCCGTATAATCCTTATTTCTACGAGGTTGTTGAAGAGTGTAGAGAGAGATGACTACAAGATTAAGTAGTTTGTTGAACTCTTCTTCGCTTATCTTCTTCTTATCTGCTATTTCAGCGATGATAGAGGCATATTCCTTTTGTTTCTCAACGACTTGCTCTTGCTCTATCCAGTTCTCTTTCACCTTTTCGGTCTTGGACGAGTTGTCTTTTAGTTCCTTGTTGAGTGCTACGAGTTGCTCGTAATATTTAGCATATAATTTCTTGTGCTTTGCTTCAGGTCTGTCTTTTAGGGCAGATACAATACTGATTAAGTAAGTTCGGCGAGTATTAGGTTTCATCTCGCTCAACTTTTCTAAAATACCATCGTTCCCTAAAAACTTTAAATCCTTGATTACTTTACCGCCATTCAGTTTAGTAAGATTATAAGTATAGAGTTTCTTGGAACTATCCGTAATGTCAGGTTTGTTTGAGAACGGATTAAATGTTGGTTTCTCCATATACAATAGTGGATAGATTTTTATTTGAAGGTTCTATATTAATTCCTCCTATCATTTGATTATCAGGGTCTTCGCTTCTATTTTTAATAGGAAGCAATTTATCGGTCATCGTATTACGGATTACATCTCCGTTCTCAATATACCTGTTATAGTTATTAATGGTTTTATCCAAGTATTTCTTGCCGTTTATAGTTCTGTGTTTTCTCTCTAAACTTAATATCGTGAAAATATCTACCGCTAATAAATAAAAATCTCGCTGGGAGATAAGTTCCCTTTCCATACTACTATTAATACCTAAATAGAGTTCCGTTGAGGTTATTATAGCACAAGTTAGAGACAGAATACAATTAATCGTGGATACATCTGTTTGCTCTAAATATGTGGTCAGTCCCACAGCGAAGACCGAGTTCACACTACCCAGCACTATTAGAGGAATACGGAAATATATTAGTCGGTTTTTTAGTAATAAGTAACGCTTCTTGTGATATTTAGACATTATAGAACAATTCTCACGAACATTATCTAACAACAACTCCACATCTCGTGACCACTCATTCTCATCTGTGGTTGATGTATCGCTTTCTTGTTCTTCTGCTATTTTTTTGTCTGTCATTATTATTATATCTACAGATTATATAATAATGAGTGGGTCATATTTTTCTATAAATCAAAAATATAATAGTTTGCTTGCTCTAATTACTGGTGGAAGCATTCCAGGTTACCCAGCAGCAGCAGATGTAGTGACCACGAATACTGCTCAAACTATTTCTGCCGTTAAAACTTTTAGTGCCTTACCGCAGTCATCAATCGTGCCTACAACTGGAAATGATTTTGTGAATAAAACATACGCCGATAGTGCTGGGTCAAGCGTTTTAGTTGATGAACTAACTACGACAACTTACACATCTATTACGACGAATAGCACTTGGACTAAATTAGCGACGATTACAAATACTCCTATTTTCACAGGGACAGGGAACCACTCTTTGAAATGGGGGTTTTCAAGCACAGAAACAAACCAGTTTAACGCTATAATGGCGATTGGTACTCCTGTTGTTAGTCGTAATTTTTGGTGTGTTTATTCGTTTGACGGAATAACTTGGAATGCCCCTAATACATCATTAACATTAGGCGCAGGTTCTAATTTATCAAAAACTTCGTATAATTCTGCGCTAAAATTGTGGTTTTCAGGGTCGGCAGCTATAGCCATTAATGCCTCAAGAGGATATATATTCTCTTCTAAAAATGGAATAAATTGGAATATTGTTGCTTC